AGTTAAACTTAGGAAAACTTTGACCAGGTATAATATCACCTTTAAACGAGCGAATCTGTCCTTCATGTAAGAATTGCTTGCGTTTATTGTTGGTTCCACCTACATAGGCACCCGAACCTGGCGCACGAATAAATGTTTCACCATATAACGTTGTTAGGTGTTTAGCAACATCTCGCTCCCAACTATTGCCTTTATTCTTACTTTTACTTGTCATTCAAACTCTCAATTATTTCTTTTAAAGTAAGCAAGTGCCATGATTCAGGTAACTCATATTCTTCTTTGAGTGTGTCGATGGCAAGTGCTGCATATAATATATTATTATCTAATATTGGATTATACACTAAATTTTTACATTGTGTATATAAATTATTTGCAATACTAACAAATGGATGTTGTTTATTAATAAATTCATCATGAATATGCCGAACTGCATCCCAATCAAAGTTACCAATAGCACAATGCGACATTATATCTGCAAGTATATCAATAAAATTTGGTTGCAAAACCGTAGCAATCTCTATATTATAAAGATATTTTCCACTTGCATGTATCCAATTATCTTCTTTATTATATTCCCAACCTTCTTTTTCATGTCGCAATTGCAAACTTTTGTTCATTGCTTCACGATATAAATCTACAGTATTTGTCGAAAGCTGTTCATTATGCCATGGATATATGTGTTTCCAATTTTCAACCAAGTAATTTCTTGCAAATAGCTTATCATTATCTTTAAATGGATAATACCCATTGCTATCTGGAACAGTTTCTATAATCCAATGTTCTTTATGATATACATTTATTGCTGCTAGTTTAGTATGATAATCATTGCCGCCATTGTATAAATTAATAATAACGGGTTCATTTTCAATACGCATAATCCAAAAAAACGTATTTTCAAAACTTTTCATCCAATTATGGTTATCAGAATTATAACTGACATTGCTGCGTATGCCTATAGGATATATTGTTCCCGTAGGATAACGATTGCGTAACATTGCTTGAATTTGAAATTCAATAGTTTGGTGCGGTGGGTTTTTTATGTGAGCGTGTGCGCTACCATTGTTAAAAAATGGATTATCAATCGTATTTTTGCTTAAATCTTGTTCAGCACGACTTATCAACCAGTGAATATAACTGCCATAATAACCAGTTGGCCATATCATCCATAGGTTTCGATTTAACATTAAAAATAAATCTCACGATACCATTGCGCACCAAAATTGCTTACATTTTTTACAACACTGCATGTTTCAATGCACGTATCTGTCCAATTATTAATAATATTATTAAAATTTTCTATGCCATATGATTGGTTGCCAAGAAAACAACATGGTTGTAAATTACCAAGATAATTCATATATACACTGTGTTCATTAAGTGCTTGGCAGCTAACATTACCATATGATGGCTTAGGAGAATAAATTTCTGGTGGTTCTAATCCTGTAATAGGTCTGTTTATAAATCTTTTGCTAACCTTTGCTCTAAATGCTACAAATCCCATATCTTTTGCTAGTTGCATACATTCATCAACTTGGTGTTCATTGTGTTTAAAAACCAACATATCCCAATGCGCACGTCCGCCAGCAGCAATGAAACTTTCTACATTTTTAATAATTTTGTCCCAATTAGTATTGCGTCGGTAGATATGATTAGTATCTTGCAGTCCATCTATACTAAAAACACAGTAGTCAGTAATTTTGTTTAATCTGCTACCAAGGATTGCCCACCAATTTGGATTGCGCAAACTTCCATTGGTATTCATTCCCAGTGTAATTTGTGGATTTACATAACGAAACCAATCATATATTTGTAAAGCATGCGTACTAGCTGCTGGATCGCCATATACGCCGCACATAAACATTTTATCTAATTGTTTAATAAACGTTTGATCTAATACAGATGTTAATTTTTCTAAAGTTAAATCACTTAATTGTAATTTTGGATTGAGTGTTATACCATCATCTAAAAACCTCGCACACATAGGACAAGCCGCATTGCAGCGGCTTGTTGGTTCTAAATGCAATATTTTTACCGATGATATATCAAAGTTCATACGGTTTCCACATCATCACCGTAACTTGTAAAACCATTTTCTTTAGTTACGGTAAGGATATTATTTACACGACTACTCAATTCATCCTTGTGAGATACAAGGAAGATACTTTTGCCACGCTCACGTCCCATACGCTTAAGAATACCAAGTGCATTCTCGACACCACTTGTATCCATGCCGCTATCAATCAATTCATCAATAAAGAGCAGATTGATATGTTGATATAGGTTCTCCCACACATCACGGAAAGCCCATGATAGGGAAAGAATAAGACGATTACGCTCACCACGTGAAAGATTATCAAAGTCAAGGTCACGACCAAGTTCAGTAATCTCTACGCTAAGATCATTTTGAAACTTAACCTCATGCGGCAAACCAATGGCACCAAGATAAGAACCAAGGCGACTATTAAGATACGCTAGATTTTGGTCAATAATGCGCTTACGTACAAAACTATCCTTACTTGTTAGCATCTTTAACAAGAACTCTTGATGTTCTTGCATCGATGTGAGATCATTAATAGTGTCCCATGTTACTTCCTGTAGCGCATTTTGTTCCATTTCTATAATTTGTTCAGCATATGGATCATTTTCTTCTGTTTTGTTTTGTAATGCGGTTGCTAATTGCTCAAGGCTATTGCGATGGTTTAACGCATCTTCAATGGTGTCATAGTGCAGAGAACCAATCTGATTTTCAAAAATATATTCTCTATCACCCAATTCAGTAGCAAGTTCAAGTATTTGCTCACTAAACGGACTCTTTTCAAGCATACGGCTTTCAAGAGCAATATTCATATTTTCAAGAGTATTGCGATGGTTTAGTGCTTCTTCAAGCGTTTTGTAATATGGTTTTGGTGGTGGCGTTAATTCACCAATTAACTCAATAGTTTCAAGATGCTCACTTTTCTGTGTATGGTTAGCAAGCAATTGTATTACGCTTTCGCGCAATGCACTTTCTTTTGCTGCAAGAATATCTGCCTGATTATCATCATGAAGTTCTGACCCACAAGCATAACACTTATGGTTTTTAAGGTCTTCAATCTCTTTCTTTAACTTAGCTTGCGTTTTTTCTTCTTTAACATTGGCAGCATCGATAGATGCAATCCATCGTTTTGCCTCATCACGGCGCTTTACTTTGGCATCATAATCCGCAATATCACGATGAATGGCAATTTCTGCATCAATATTAATGCTTGAAAGATTTGCAATGTTGAGTTTAATTGCATCACAATCATCAAGTTGCTTTTGCTCCCACAAACTTTGACGAACTTGGATGCTCTTTAACTGATCTTCAAGCCGTTTATTAGCAAGAAATCTTTCACGAAGACGATGATTATCAATTTCCGCATCAATATCAATTTTACTTAGAGAGATAAGATTTTTTTCAATCTTATTAATATCTTCTTCATGCTTTGATCGCCAAAGATGCTGACGCTTCTTTAAGTTTTCAATTTGCTCAGCAATACGAACATTTGCATCTTGAACTGCCTTGATACGAATTTTTTCTTCGCCAATCATATCTTTAGTTGTTTTGATTTGATTCTTAAGCCCATCAGCTTTTTCACTTAAGATAGTAATACCTAGCAACTGTTCAATAATCTGACGCTGGTCATTGGCTCTCATGCTCAAGAATGGTTCTGTATAGGTATTGAGTGCAACAACATGACGGAACATGTCAATACTCATACCTAACAGGCGTTCAATATCACCTTGGGTCTCACGACTATCGCCTTGACTATCATCGGTATAATCGTTTTGTTCAGTACCATCAATATATAACTTGGTGATATTTGGCTTACGACCACGTTCAATGCGGTAATGCCGACCACTAACTTCAAAATCAACAGTCACGACCATGTTCTTGCCATTGGTCTTGTTGATTAGGTTATCTTTCTTGATGTTTGTAAGGGCTTGACCGTAGAGACCATAACTTAGGGCGTTGATGATTGTGGTTTTACCCGTGCCATTTCTAGCACCAGTGTCATCACCTCCTAAATCTAAATTTTCACCTAACACCAAAGTTAGGTCACTACGGTCAAAATTCACGGCTTGGGTCGCATTGCCCACGCTCATGAAATTCTTTACTGTTAAATTATTGATCTTTAGCATATTTTCCGTCTTATGTTGGAGAAGCAAAAATTACAAATCTGTTGTTGTTTGAAAAATTAAAAAATTCAATCACTATATTTTTATAACCCATCTGCTTCAAGAAGTCAATATAATCGTGATGACTAGGGTCACGAATACCTTCAATCTTTCCATAATGAATACTATGTTCAATTATAATATTTTTTCCGTCCCATATAATTTAACAATTGTTTATTGTATTCTACTGTACTTCGTTGTTCTTCTTCCGTAAAAAATTCATTTATTAAATATAATGAATCAAAAAATCCAATCGTGTCAAAATTAATATTGTTTTTGCGAAATTCTTCTACAGTTTCGTTATGAAATGTAATGTTTTCTATTTGTTTTTTCTTTAAGTATGTAAATTTATTTGATAAGAAATCTTTTTGAATATCTAACATCGTGGTAGATGGTTCAACACTTATAATATTTTTTGGAGAAAAAAACGAAATAAATGGAACAAGTTCGCCATATCCACTACCCATATCTACGACAATTTTATCATTAATTATTTTTTTAAAATTTTCACTCGTGTGAAAAATTTTAATATATTCTTTAGATAAAAATGTTAAATCATGATTTTCATCATATATCATAGTGAATTGTAAATTTCCATAAGCAAACTTGTATCATAATGTTGTGTATCAAGGTTGCTGATTTGACTTAACACAATTTGATCTACGCTTTCAAAAGCAGTATCACCAATGGCATTTTCAGTTAGCACTTCGCCACGATGTTGAATAAGACTTAATTCACGAACACCATATGTTTTTTGCATTTCTTCTTTAAGAAAAGTTGCTTCTTCGTATGAAATAGAAACATCTAACTGCACACGAGCATAGGTACGGTCATCCAAGTGTTGTTCAGGCGCTTCTAACATTTGAATCAGATTCAACGTGCGATAACGAGGTGCCGCTGTCCAATTGTGATATTGAGGTTCTTCGCCCCATTTTAATATCACTGCGCCACGCTCGTCATCCCACGCATCCGCATAATTGTGCGGAAAGGCGTTTCCGATATAATGGACATTGTTTTTTATTTGTCTTTTATGAAAATGTCCAGTGAATACAGTATCTACACCGCCAAGATCATCTGCCTTAAGACCGCCATGATCTGGCATTTCTACCTTAGCGTTCATAAGAAAACTAGGCAATTCAAAGTGTCCCATGACATACTTTGACTTGATTTTGCGCATACTCTTGTATTCTTCACCAATAAGCCAAGGAACAAAGGTTACATCGCCTTCGGTGTGTTGATTCTCAATCAGTTCAATGTTCTTAAACTTCTGAATATAACGCACAGAGGTAATGGTGCGACGATCTTTGTGGTATAGGTCATGGTTACCTGGAATAAAGATAACACGCAACCCAAGGTCATTTAACCGCTCAAGTGACCGTAGGCTCACTTCCATAGTATTGATGTTGAGGGAGTTGCGGGTATCATGAAAATCACCAAGAAAGAGAACTGTATCGCATTCTTCTTTCTTAACAAGGTCAATAAACCATGTCATATAGTTCTCGCAGTCTGCGAGAAACTGTGCGGAGTTGCTCTTATAACCTAAATGAAGGTCGGTGAATATAGCTGCTTTGCTGAATAAGTTGGACATGTTCTTACTATACTATAATAAAAAATAATTGTCAAGTATTATTCTGAACCACCGCCACCACTAAAGTCTCCGCCTTTAAGAGCATTGTCTGTTTGGCGAGTGTAAGAAGGATTTAATCCATTTGCTTCGAGAATGTCGTCACGAAGGTGTTGGTTCCTCTTCTCAACGTTAAGAACTCTAGTAAAACTATTGGTGATAGTAGCAGTGTAATAAGCAAAAGGATTATTAGATTTGCTTTCATCAAATTGTAGCCCTACCTGTGATAACTGTAGCAATGCCTGAGAACGCATCTCATCATTGTATGTATAACCACGCCAGTTACCCTTAGAGCCATAGCGTTCGCATAGTTTAATAAACATACGAGCCAACATAGGAGTCATCTTGCCATGGTCTTTGTTAAACCATCCATTGGCGATGCCGCCTTCCCAATGTGACTTGCCGCAACAGATAAGATTATCATCCTCATCATAGCGATAATGTTGGAATGGTGGAAAATTTACTTTAACATGATGGTCTGCGCTACTTTTTGGTGATTTTTTACGACCTGGCGCAAGTGGAATATGATCCCATGTAGTAATTCTAAAAACTACTTCGGTTTTTGAAATCTTATGCCAATCTACGGCGTGATCATCTAATTTAGATTTTACACCGCTTGCAGTCATTGCTTCCCATGCTGCTTTAGCTAACCTATCTGCCCTTGCACGTTTTGCTTCTGCAATGGTCCGTTGGTTAATTTTACTTAAACTTGGGAGGATAATATCATAAACATGATCTTCCGCGGTTAAGTAACTGCAATAATTGTTTTTACTGCGATGAATTTCTTTTAGTAGTTCTTTGTTTGTAAGGTATGGTGTGCGTTTTGCTGTTGTCATGAATGTATTATATACTAATATTATTATTTAATAAATATTTTTATTAGGGTAATTATGGTTAATTTTACTTATCAGCCGAGTCAGTATTATGCTAGAACTCCAGTTACTAATCAAGTAACTACAAATTTTTATAACCCAGGTCAGGGTACGCCAATTGGTTATGGATATAACAATATATCCAATGATGCAAGATATAGTGGATATAACCCAAATAATCCTGTGCCTGGTACAATTGGTTATAGTTTGCCTGCTCAAGCCTATGCAAATTATGGAATTAATAACCTATCAAACTATGGCACACAAAGTTTAAAAACACAGCTTGTCAATACTGCGATTACTGCCGGTGTTAGTGGATTAATCAGTGGATTAACTGGTAATGGTAATAATCCAAGTAATGGTCGTTTATATGGCAGTGGAATTGCTTATGGGGCTACTAGCGCACAGTTACTACAACCAAGTTCTGCTGGCAGCAATGTAGCATTTCAAGATGATAGTGAAGATCGTGTTATTATTACAGACCAAAGCGGTATTTTTATTGGACAAAGTGATGTATTTGGACCTTTATCTGATTTTGGTGGTGTATTGTTTCCATATACGCCTACTATTTCTGTAGGACATAAAGCAAGCTATGATGCACAAACTCTTGTACATACTAACTATGTAACGCCACAATATCAACATAGCAGTGTTGATAATATCTCTATTGTAGGAATGTTCACTGCAAATTATCCTGCAGAAGCAGAATACATGGTTGCTATGTTGCATTTTTTCCGCAGCGTAACAAAGATGTTTTATGGCAACGATCAATTAGCTGGCACACCACCGCCTGTTTTGTATCTTGATGGATACGGTAAATGGACATTCGATCATATTCCTGTTGTAATTACTGGTTTTGATTATAGTCTGCCTAACGATGTTGATTATATCAGTTGTACCGTATTGGGTGAAAAGCAAAAGGTTCCCACTACTTTAACTGTAAATCTTAGTATGTTGCCTACATACAGTCGTAATAAGATTAGTAATGAATTTAGCGTTGTTGATTTTAGTCAAGGTTCGTTATTAACCAGCACATCTAGCGGTAGTGGCGGAAGCGGAGGATGGATTTAATGGTAACGACTCCAACTTCCTATGGTCAAGCTAGTCCATATTATAATACACCATTTTTTGAAAATGGCAAATTTCTTGATTTGCTTAATTATCGTGTAATTCCTAAGTTAGTAGATGATATTTTAACACCAATTCCTGCTAATTATGATTTGAGACCAGATTTATTTGCTAATGATTTATATGGCGATAGCCGTCTTTGGTGGGTGTTTGCTGCTCGAAATCCAAATACATTAATTGATCCACTATGGGATTTTACAACTGGCACACTAATTTATTTGCCTAAAAAAGGTACGCTGCAGACTGCGTTAGGAACGTAATATGCCAACTACCTTATCAAAAACCGAGCAACTTAGTGCGGCTAGCAACCAATTACAAACATGGTATAAGCAACAACTTGCAACAGGTAATCCATTACTTGGTACGCAATACTCACAAAAAGCATATGATATTCTTAATAGTGGAAACTATCCTGCTCTTGAATTAGCGGTTCCAAATGGTCAGCCACCTGATTCTTTTGATATTACATTTGCCCTACCCGAAGACCTTGGTCCATACACCGTTGTAAGCAATAATACTGGTTTTGGTACAGGACAACAATCAAGCATCCCTCGCACAAATATAACCGCACAGCAATATGCAGATGCACTAAATGCTTCACCAAACACAAATCAAGGTACTGCGTTTGATTCAGCACTTGCTCAATCATATGGCGCACAAGTTGCCAATGAACAAGCAACAACGTCAGTAACCGCTGCAACCGCCGCTGCAGCTTCACAGCAACAAGCAATCGAACAAGCAAATGTTATTGCACAACAACAAGCAATAGTTGCAGGCAATACAACAAATACTGCTACTAGCAGCGGCAACGGCACACCATTACCACTTACACAACAACAGATAGTAGATAATGCCAACGCAGTTCAAGCAGCACAAACTGCAACTGTAAATCAAACAAATGGCGTAACTCTTGTTCCTAATCAAACTATTAATGCAGCAACCAATGGCGTTACTGAAGATAGCACATCCGCTGCAACACCAAGTGTAACCAATACAATAAAATTTAGTGACCAAACTAATTCAAATATTGGCACAGGAAGCAAGATAAAACCTGGTGAAGACGTGATGTCAAGTACTGCGGCTACTTTGTCAAGCGGAATTGCGAGTGGTGGAAGCGATTCAGCAAGCAGTGCTGGCAATAATGGTACAACAAATATAATTAATGCGCCAGATAATAAATTACACAGTTATGTAAATTGGACATATAAAATTTCAATTTACGGCGTTCCTTATACAACTATTAACCAAATGTATGATGGCACTATCGCTCCTGGTAATGAAGAAGCAATACTTGCGGGCAGTTATTTTGTGCTCAGTGATGGTGGTTATGGTGGTAATACGGCAAGTCGTAATTTCTTTCCAAATGACCTAACGATTGATAATGTTGAAATAGAAACAATTGTTAGCAACGATCAAAAAACTCGTGGAACAGATGTTATTCGTATTAAATTTGATATTATTGAACCATATACTGTTAAATTTTTAGGACAGTTACAGCAATTAGCACTTCAATTAAATCCTGGTGCAAGTTGGGATGCTAGTTTTTATGTAATGAAGATTGAATTTTTAGGGTATGATGATTTAGGACAGCCTAAATCAATTGATAATACTACCAAATATATTCCATTTACTTTTTTAAATATGAAATTTAAAATAACAAGTAGCGGCGCAATTTATAGTTGTGACGTTATTCCAACTAATAGTATGGCAAGTACAGTACTAGATAATCAAATACCTTTTCATGTTGAAATTCAAGGCGCAACAATTACTGAGTTATTTCAAAGTGAATCTGCAAGTTATAATACCACTACCAATAAATTACGACCAAACAGTGCAGACCAAGAAATTAGAACAACAATAACAGAAAACGGACCAATAGGCACAAATACAACGGTTATTAAAGGTTTGGCTGATGCATTGAATAAAAACGAAGCGGACAAATGTCTTAAAGATAATTCAGGACAGCTATTGCCTAATAATTATAAATTTGTATTTGACGATAAAATAAACAATGCTAAAATTTTTGACCCTAACAAATTTTCAACTCAATCAACAGGTTCGACTGATCCAAAAAATTTACAAAATGCACTTGATGGAAAAAGTGGTGCGCTTCCACTTGAATTGAAGAATGGTAAATTTAATGCACAAGCAGGCACAAAAATTACTGATTTTATTAGTAGTGTGATTACAGTCAGTAGTTATATGCTAGACCAATATAAACCAGGTGATAAAAGCAATACACCGTTAAGTTTATGGAAAACAAATCCTGTTGTAAAATATAGAGAATGGGATACAAGTCGCAATTTTTGGGCAATGGATATAGCATATTATGTAACACCGTATGATCTTAAAGGACAAGATAGTCAAAACTTTGGTCAAGCTGCAGTAAGTCCAAGTGAAATAGTAAAAAGTTATGATTATCTTTACAGTGGTAATAACAAAGATGTGTTAAGTGTCGATATTGATTTTCAAATGGCATTTTATGAAATTATTAATGGTTTATCCTCTCATGCTCAACTTACCAAAGACACGCCTGGTTCCCAGCAAATAACAGCTTCTTCTGGGCAGTCGGCACAATATGACAGTTCGCAAGATCAACGTTTTTTCAAACGTCGCAAGCATTATGTAAATGGCATTGCTAACCGTCAAAACAGTGCGCCAACGGGATTAGATGAAGCAACAATTGCTATTCAAAATGTTATGGAACGTAACTTTGATACTAGCGGTGATATGATTAGACTTAATATTGAAATAGTTGGCGATCCTGATTGGCTTGCGCAAGACACTATGCTGTATGGTCCGCTTATTGGAGGTTTTGATCCAATTTTAAGTAGTGGCAGTGTTAATTTTTTAAAACCTGCATACTTTAATTTCTTCTTTCAAACACCAACTAATGATTATAATGATACAACAGGTTTATTTCAAATAGATGGTGCATACAGTCAATTCAGTGGCACATATCAAGTAGTGCGAGTAATTAGTAATTTTAGTGGTGGTAAATTTACACAGAAATTAGATAATGTTCGTGTGCCAACACAAGAGCCGCCGACTGCTGGTGCAAGTAGAAGTGAAACAGTAGGCAACCAAACAGTTAATTCAGCCACGAGAGGCGTAAGTGAAAACCCGCCAGCAGAAGCAGCAAAAAATAAAACAATTGCTGTTAATCCGCCGCCACCGCCTGTGGGTGGTTCAACTGCACCATTTGGTTCGCCATCAGAGGAAGATTCTGGAATAGTAGGCACGGGATATGCATTCGGTGCATAAAAAGAGGAATAACAATGCCAAGTATTAATGATTTAGGATCAACACAATTTAGAAAAACTCCTAAATGGAGTGCGCATGAACAAGCAGACGGCGTTCGCATCAACGGCGGTCCATTTGTTGGTATCGTAAAAGCAAACACTGATCCACTACGCAGTGGGCGATTACAAGTTTGGATTCCTGAACTAGGTGGCAATCCAAATGATGATAATGCATGGCGTACTGTAAATTATAGCACACCTTTCTATGGCGTAACAAATCATCAAGATAGCAGTGGATACGAAGGCGCTCCGCATTCTTATGGAATGTGGTTTGTTCCACCTGACATTGGTATTAAAGTACTATGTACATTTGTTAATGGCGATCCTGCTCGTGGTTATTGGTTTGCTTGTATTCCTGAATGGCCTAATATGCATATGGTACCTGGCATAAGTGCGCCAGTAGATGGTTCTTCACCTAATCCTGTTGTCGATTATTATGCTGATGAAACGCCAGGCAATCAGTTGGCACAATTTACTACGCTACAGAAGAAATCACATAGTATTCAAGAAAAGATATGGGAAACGCAAGGATTGCTTCAAGACCCTGACCGTGGTCCTGGTACTAGCAGTGCATTTCGTGAAACGCCAAGTGCAGTGTTTGGTATTAGTACGCCAGGTCAGCCAATTGATCCAAACGATCCACAAGTTTTCAGTGACCCATTAAATGCTCCATACGATAGTTTTGGTGTAAAAGGACGTAAAGGTGGGCATACGTTCATAATGGACGATGGTGATAGTAAAGGCAAAAATCAAATGGTGCGCTTGCGTAGTGCTGGCGGTCATATGATTATGATGAATGACACCAAAGATTTTATCTATCTTATTAATAGTAAAGGCACATCTTGGGTTGAAATTAACTCTCAAGGTGATATTAATGTTTATAGCGGTAGTAAAGTAAATGTATTTGCGCAAAGTGAAATAAATCTTGAAACAAAAGGTTCGCTTAAACTTCATGGCGGCACAGTAGATATCAAAAGTGATGCTGGTTTAAACATTGAAGCAAAAGATATTAATATTCTTGGTAGCGGAAGCACTAAGATGACAGGTAAAATGTCTTTACATTTAAAAGGCATGAACACTTATCTTACAGGCGACAGTTGTATTCAAATAAAAGCAGATGGTCACATTGACCTTAAGGGCGCATGTCATACTATTAATACTGCTGATGCTACAAAAGCAACAGAAGCAAGCGGCGCACAAGCACCCAGCAGCATGCCAACTAAAGAAGCATGGACAGGTCATCAGAGTGTTGCTAATCCACAAGCACAGCCAACCTATGGAGCAAAACAAAATCAACCTGCTGGCGCTGCTGGCAAGTATGGCGCAACATCAAATTATGGTAGTGGAAAAGTTCAACAATCTTATGGTCCAATGACTAATAATATTCCGCCAACTGTTTATAATAATGGTCCGCAAGGAAGCTTTGGCGGACAAAGTTCAATGTATGGTAGCTATTCACCTGCTGGGTATATTTCAACTGGACTCAGTTATGCTGTTCAAAATATTATACAAAATATAACTTATGGCACTGGTGCAAGTTTTGAACCAAACAATGCAGGCAGTCCGAGTAATACTAATACTCAATACAGTGTAGGTGAATCACAAAACAACCCTGGTAATTTACAATATGACCCAACTGATAAATTTGCTATTGGTTTTGCTAATCATCTTGCAGTATATACCAAACCTGAAAATGGCATTGCTGCACTAATGACATTGTTTGACAGTTATTATAGCACACCATCAGTAAGTTTAACAAGCTTAGATTTGTGTTCAAAATACCTACAAGCTAAACTTAAAACTGATAATAATGTTATATCACTTGCACGATTCATTCAAAATAATATTGGCATTAACCCAACAGATTTTGTAAATTTAAAAGACCCAACGACAAGAATAGGTTGGGCAAGTGCCATGATTAACTTTATTCAAAAGAGAATCAGTTATACTTACGACCAAGTAGTAGGCGGATGTGCGCTTAGCCTTGGAATTGATGCAGCTACATTTGCTGCAAAAGCACAGCCTGTAAAACAACCATGGCAAAATAGTAATGGAGCAAATCAATACAGTGGATTTGTTAATCCAGCAACCAATACTAGTATATCACATGGCGGTAGCAGTCCGTTGCAAACAATTGGAACAACTATTCTAAACAGTGTTATTAACAATGTTGTTGGAACTGTTAGCTATAATGTTGGTAGCGCAGTAGGCAATGCTGTTAATAATGTTGTTAATGGCAGCAGTAGTACAAGCGGCGCTGCTATTTCACAAAATACAGGCGTGTTTAGCCAGTTAAATGGTCAGGTATTTGGTAATGGTCAATGTGCTGCTCTTGCGCAAACTAATATTCCAAACTTTGGAACTATGAGCAGTGTTCAACAAGGTTCAAACGTTTTTAGTAGCAAACCAGCACCAGGCACCATCATTACTACGTTTAATTATACTGATGCGAATGGTAATCCAGCTTATGCACCGCCAGGCAGTGGTGGCGTAAGCGGCTCAAGTCATACTGCAGCGTTTCTTGATTATCACTATGATGCTAATGGAAACCGTGATGGTATTGTCGTACAAGATCAGTATAGTGGCAAATCATGCGGACCTCGTGTCATATATGATGGCAATGGTAATGAAGCTGCTAGTAAGTTCTATGTAGCAAAGAGTGCTGCAAATGGTTATGATGCAAACGGTGTTCAGCTACCAGGTTCGCCAACAACTATACCAGAAGAAAATGTTCCACTTCCACCAAACAGACCTACTGATCTTAATGCAACCGATGCTGATAGTACTTCTGCTCGTGATGTTGCAAAATCCAATAGCAATATCATTCCTACAGCTTCAAATCCAGGTGATATTGCAGGCGGTGGTACTGATAATACAAGTACTACAAACGTTGCAACTGTTTCAAACCCAACTGACCGTTCGCAATACAACTATGGCAGTGGTTCGCAAGCACAAGATACTAGTATAACTGTTGGAAGTGCAGGCGATAGATTGCCAGGCGATGCGACAGGAACAGCTACTGCACAGATAGATGCTGCAAATAATGCATATTATGCAACAAACTATCCATCAAATCCGCAACCAAACGATAATACAAGTGGATTAATATCATCTAATCCTTATATTCCAGCACAAGTTGGTGGATTAACTCGAACATACGACGCTTCAAGCGGAACTTATAGTTGGGTAGGAAAAGATGATACTGGCGCTTCAATTAGTGTGCAGGATAGTACTATTAAAGGACTATATGCTCAAGGTCAAACTACAGATTCACTTAACACGCTTTCACCAAGTGGTATAAAATCAATTGAAGATAGTGGAACTATACAAGCATCACTTGCGCAGACCGAAGGTGGCAGTGGAAGTTACTTGAGCAATGTAACTGACTATAAAGCACCAGTAGATAATAGTATTACTGGTGATCAGCGTGATGCTGCATTTAATAGTGATTACAATAGTAGCCGTGATATTAATTACACGCCAACTGCTTCTGATTATCAAAATCAAATGCCACAGCCTACAAATAATATAACAAGTCCAGATGGAGCAACAGGATATTTAAATCCAGATCATCCATACGCATCGCCTGGTTTAAACCAAACTTCAACAGCATATAATCAAATTACTGCTGATCCAAGACAAGGTGAAGGAACGCTCAGCGGTGGTTATGCTGATCCAGCAGTTAGCGTAACTTCTCAGCCAAACAATACTGCAGCAACACCAACGGATAACTCGTATCTGCCAATAGAAAAACCAGCACCAAGTGCAGGTAGTGGTTCAGCAGCACCTGGTGGCGCACAAAATACTCCACAAGGCACAGCGGCAACCAACGGAGCAGGCAAGAGTTGTTAAGGTAAATACGTAATGGCATTATATAAAGGTTATAGTTCAGTTAATCGTGATTTTGGACCATATGGGATCAGTGATAATGATCTCATTGTTCAAGATTTGTTAAATCATCTTTCAATACGAAAAGGTGAAAAGTTAATGAATCCGAATATTGGTTCAATTATTTGGAATAGATTGTTTGATCCACTTACACCAGCATTAAAAAATGAGATTAAACAAGATATTGACAGAATTATAAAATATGATCCACGATTTAATGTTGTTAGCCAAACACTTGTTCAGGAATCACCTGATGGATTAGGATTGATTCTTAATTTTCAATTACAATTTGCAACAGATAGTAAAATTGCACAGCTTAACGTATTGTTTAACAGCCAAACTAATAAATTGCATGTGCTTTAATAGTCGCAGTTAATTTACAAAATAAATAATAAGAGGTAATTTTTAATGGCTGTGGGAACTCGTCAAACCAATATCTTTGCTGCAGAAGATTGGAAAAAGATTTATACAACTTTTTCTAATGCAGATTTTCAAAGCTACGACTTTGAAACACTACGCAAGGTTATGGTTGATTATATCAAAACCTATTATGCTGAAGATTTTAATGACTTTATTGAAAGCAGTGAATATGTTGCGTTACTTGATGTTATTGCATTTGCTGCACAAAGTGTAGCATTCCGCACAGACTTAAATGCTCGTGAAAACTTCTTGGAAACTGCAGAACGCCGTGATAGCGTCCTGAAACTAGTAAAACAATTAAACTATGTTCCTAATCGTAATCGTCCAGCTAGTGGATTTTTAAAAATTAAGAGTGTAGCAACCACAGAAAACATTCAAGATGTTAATGGCACTAGCTTGAGCCGTCTTACTGTAAATTGGAATGATGCAAATAATGCCAGTTGGGCAAGCCAATTTACACAAATTATGAATGCAGCAATAAGCAGCAGTCAGAAAATTGGCAAACCTTATGCCAGCAAAGTTATTAACAATATTCGCACAGAACAATATAACTTAGCTATTCCAAATACTATTCTACCTATCTTTACTTTCAATAGTACTGTTGCTGGTACATCAACACCATTTGAAGCAATTAGTGTTAATATTTTAACAAGTAATACTATTACTGAGTACAATCCCGGTAACCGTGGTCAATTTGGTATAGTTTATCAAAACGATAGCCGTGGCAATGCATCACATAATACAGGATTCTTTATCTACTTTAAGCAAGGAGTGCTAAACTCAACTGATTTTAGTATTACTGAAAAAGTTGCCAACCGTGTTTTCAGTATTAACACTGCCAATATTAATAATAGTGACATATGGATGTATGAAATTACCAATGGCACTATTGGTACAGAATGGACTCAAGTAGCAAGCACTGCTGGTAGCAATGCTATCTATAATAGTGTTGCTCGTGGTATTCGCACACTGTACAGTGTAAGCACTCGTATTAATGACCAAATTGATTTAATTTTTGGTGACGGAAGTTTCAGTGAAATTCCATTAGGCAATTATCGTGCATACTATCGTGTTTCAAATGGTTTAACTTATCGTATTTCACCAAGTGACATGAGCAATATTACTATTAGTGTGCCATATATCAGTGGAAATGGTCGTACAGAAACTTTAACTATTAATGCTGCGCTACAATATACAGTTTCAAATTCATCACGTCGTGATTTGACAAGTGAAATTAAACAAAAAGCACCACAGGCTTATTATACACAAAATCGTATGGTTAATGGCGAAGATTATAATACATTTCCATACACTAGTTACAGCGATATTGTTAAAGTAAAAAGTGTAAATCGTTTTGCCAGCGGCGTTAGTCGTGGTTTAGATATTACTGATCCAACTGGAAAATATACTTCAACTGATCTTTATGCACGTGATGGTATTTTTTATAATACAAGTTATACAAGCAGCTTTGACTTTACATTTAATAGTCGCAATGATATTTTAACAGAAATCAACGATAAGATATTGCCTATTATTCAAGGTTATCCTATGCGCCATTTCTACTTTGAAAATTGGAAGGCATTAGATTTCACTACACTTGCGCCTGTTTATTGGTCACGTAGTACCGATGATACAGTGAGCAGCACAGGATTTTTTATTACTGTAGGTGATACTGCTAAAAAACCACAATCTATTGCTAGTGGTACGACTAATAACCTTCAATATCTACAAATTGGTAGTCTTATTCGTTTTGCTGCGCCCGTTGGCACATACTTTGATGCAAATAATGTATTAATTACTGGAACTCCACAGCTTAGCAGCGATAGAACTTATATCTGGGCAAGTATCCAAACTATTACTGGAACAGGTTCAACTACTGTATTAGTTGCTGGTCGTCAAATTGGTGCCGTTACTATTAGCGAAAGTATTCCAACTGGCGCACTAGTAACTGATGTTTATGTACCATTTTCATCAACGCTACAATATACTACGATCAACACTATGGTCAGTTACATATTGAACAAAACTGAGTTTGCTATTCAATTTAATTATAAAAAAACGCCATCATTAAACGATCCTTGGCAGATTATTCTAGCAAACAATGTTAATACTACTGCACCTTTTGATTTAACTACTCAAGGAACAGCTAGTGATAGTAGTTGGTTGATTCGTTTTAATACTGATGGTTTAAAATATACAGTGACTTATCGTCAATTAGACTATATTTTTGGCAGTGCGGCACAAGTAAATTTCATTGATACTAATCCAATAAAAATTTATGATGCAGCAACTAACAGTGTTGTCCAAGATAATGTGCGTGTGTTGGCAGTGAATAGTGGCGTAAGCAATGACGTAAATTTAAACGTTTATAAAAATTATGTTATGAATGATGGTTATACAGATACTACTCGTACATATGTGACATATCCTACAAGTTCAACTACTGGCTTGCCAACTGATCCTTATATTTTTAGAGAAGTAGTAAGCGGAACAAATTATGTATTTTATAAAAAGTACATTGATATTGATAACCTTATTCGCTATTCAAGTGTATCAACTGGTGTTATCAGTACAGTTTATCCTACAAAATCTTCTATAAATTATGTGCGAAACAATTTTCCTATTAATACATTATTTTATGCTACAAGTGATGCAGCTTTTTATCAGATACAAAATATCAATGGCGTTGCAACAGTAGTAGATGTAAGCGATATGTATTTTGTTGCCACTGGCAGACAAAACTTAGTATTTGAGTATCAACATAATGCTGAAAATACTCGTAGAATAGACCCAGCCGCAACAAATTTAATTGACACTTATATATTAACTCGCTCATATGATGAAGCATATCGTAATTATGTTGTTGATAATACAGGTATCGTGTCAAAACCAGCAGATTTAGATAGTGTTACACTTAATAGTAGTTACAGTGGATTGTTTAATTATAAAATGTTAAGTGACGAAATGATACTAAATGCTGGCGTTTATAAGCTATTATTTGGCAATAAAGCCATAGCTAGCTTACGTGCTAATTTCCAAGTTATCAAAACACCAAATACTACACTAAGTGATACTGAAATTAAGAGTCGTGTTATCGATGCTATTAACAGTTATTTTTCACTTGATAATTGGGACTTTGGTGATACGTTTTATTTCAGTGAATTAAGTGCATATTTGCACAATCAATTAAGTGGTTTTATTAGTAGTGTCGTGTTAGTTCCTGTAGATACTGGAACTAGTTTTGGTAATCTATATGAAATTTTGTGTCAGCCTAATGAAATTTTCTTAAGTGCTGCTACAGTTGATAATGTTCAGGTAGTAAGTGGTGTGTTAAGTGGTATTAATACCGCAGGTGTTAATCTTTCAAGTGTTAATTATTAAGGGTAATATATAATAATGGCTAAGCGTAAAAGTAGTAATTTTCTACCAAGTGTGTTTCAAACTTTATCTAATAAAAGATTTTTGAACACTACACTTGACCCTTTGATTCAAGAACCTGCACTTAAAAAAGTTTATGGTTATATTGGTCAGCAAGACCAAAGCCCTGTGTTTCAAAGCAGCGATTATTATATTGCTGAAAACGATAGCTACAGTCAATTTTATCAGCTTGAACCAGGTACTGTTATTAAAAAACAAGATATTAATAGTAATACCTATAAAGTAAGCAATGTATATAACTATCTTGATTTCTTAAATCAAATCGTAGCGGATGGTGGCATTAACAATGACCATCAACGTCTCTTTTCAAATCGTTATTATAGCTATAATGGATTTGTTGATTTAGATAAACTAACAAATTTTCAACAATATTATTGGGCACCAAAAGGTCCATATACTATTGATGTGACTGCTGCTGGCATACCAACGAGCGAAACATTTTATTTCCATCGTATCAGTTATACTGCAAATAACCAGAACGAATTACAAAGTGCTGCAATCGGTCGCAGTGGTTATAATGTAGATGGCTATACAAACGAAAACAATCCAACAATTACGCTAAAGCGTGGTGGTACCTACACATTTAATATTAATCAAGGCGGACACAAATTTTGGATTCAAACTGAAATTGGCACAAGTGGTGTAAGCAATGTTCAAAGCAATATCAGCACCAGAGATGTATTAGGCGTAACAAATAATGGTGCTGATTACGGCACTATCACTTTCACTGTTCCGCTTAGCACTGCACAAGATGATTTAATTACACTGCCTTCTATTCAAAACATTGACATGGTTGTAACTGATTTTAGTTACAACGATTTACAAGGCATTAATTATGATAACTTTATTCAATACAATGCATTAGACGGAGTTCGTGCGTTTGATACAAAAATAATTTATCTTACACAATCAAATACTATCTACCAAATATCTGTTCAAAGTGATCGCACTATTAAGCTAACAGATATTGGCATTACATGGGGCAATAGTTATAAGTGCTACGTCAATCAA